AGTTGCGAAGAGACCAAAAGCACACGTTAGATGCAAACGATAATGCACCACGTTACGCAGTAGCTGCGTAACTGAGCCAGAGGGGAGCTTGGAAACAGAATCCCCTCACTTCACACAAACACAGGAGAAATATCATGACTTCTAAGACCCCATTTGAAATCCGTACAGAACTTCTCGCTCAGGCTCAGTCTATTCTCTTTGAACGACTGATGGCTGAACGTATGCGTCTTGAGAATGATTGGAATACTCAGCGCGAAGTGGCTTTTGCATTGCGAGAAAACGGACACTCAGCATTGCTTCCAGAATTTCCTAAACTCCCTACCATCTCTACTGAAGAGATTATCGCCGAAGCACGAAAGCTGAACGAGTTCGTATCTAACGGGTGATAACATGACACTTCTCATCTATGCAATCATCGGTGCGAGCTTCGGTTATATTGCCATATGGTCGTCAGTAATCTTCAATAAGACTCTTGAGGAAAGAGTGAGAAGCCTCTTGCTTGGTGTCGTTATTGATGTTATTATGCTGATTCTCTTTGCAATGAATGGGCAAGGTGCAATGTTCGTATGGATGCTTATCTTTAAGTACATCTTTCTTTCAGCAATCGATCTTGATAAGACATTGAGGCAGTAATGGCAACCAAAGAAGAAATCACAGACTTTTCCATGAAGATCGAAGATATCGTTTGGATGAAAGACGTATCTTATATGGATGCAATCATTCTATACTGTGAAGAGACTGGCTTTGAAGTTGAGTTGGCCGCAAAACTCATCAGTGGTGTTCTCAAGTCAAAGATCAAGATCGAAGCCGAGTCTCTTCATTTTCTTCCTAAGTCTAACACGGCAAAGTTACCGATATGATGGCTACGCAGACTAACGATTTTGAAAAGTTTGCTGAATACTGTAAAGTTGAAGGTGTCACATTCGATTATGCTCGTGACTTGCGCAACAATACTGTATGCATTCGACTATCAAAAGATGGATACAGTATTGAGCAGAAAATTGAGACACATATATTAGAGAACAACCTTTATTCGTACATACTTCATCAAACGCTTGCAGAACTGAAGAAACATATCATTCAGCAGGATATTCAACCTATCGTTATGTCAGGTGCAAATTCGAGGAGTATTGTTATGGATGAGATCGCTACCACAGCGCAGAGGTTTTCTGACAATGATATTGCTCGCATCGGAGACTTGAAGCGGCGGGCTAAGGCCCTTATGTCTCCGATTTTCGCTTTCTACGGCGTGATCGATAAGACCAGAATGGTGCTTGCGGGTGGTTGCTTCACTTCATGGTATCATGGCGAGTCACCAAAAGATCATGATGTATTCGTTTTGGGCTCTCATGGTGTTAAGATAAACCCTGCTGAATGGCCTGAAGAACGATATAAGATTGGTGACGCCGACTATCTCAATGCTATGAACGATAATGCTAAGATTGTTGATGTCATTCTTGACAAGCAGACTAATGTCCAGTATATTATGACGAGATATAAGACACGGGAAGAACTGATCAAGCACTTTGATGTAAAACATGCTTGTGTCTCTTATGTGCCTTCTGATGATAAACTCTATATCAGCCCTCTGACATTCGATTGTATCAAGAACAAGAAGCTGATGGCTCATAACGGTAAAATTGCTGATTGGCGTATTCACAAGTTCTCATTGAAGGGTTTTACAGTTGAGAATGTCGGCGTTTGATACGTACTGCTTATATCTTGCACTGAAGAATCACTTTTCTCGTGAAAGCTATGACTTCTTCAAATATAACGGCAAGACAAACGCAAATAAGGAATCGTTCATGTCTAGGCGTGATCGATTTCAGTTTCAGAAAATGTCTCGAATGTACAATGACGATGAATTGCAAGATGCGTTCATCGCAAACATTCTAAAAGATAAGACTTGGATTGGTGATATGATCGATGAAGAAGCACATAGCAACTTCATCGACTATCGCAAAAGACATCAGTCATTATCTTATACCTTTAGCAATGAACTAGACACTCTCTTTACAAAAGAAACACCTGAGAAAGCCTTCAGATCAACAGGTAACAGCTTTGCCCCCATCTTGACGTATATAATACGGGAAGATGTTTCTATGGAGACAGCCGTTATTCTGGATCAGTTCATCGGCTTCTCAAAAAACTTTGATAGTCTATTTGATAATCATCGAATGAAAATCCAGAAGTATGCACCCTTTATCACGTTCGATAAGAACAAGATGAAGTCTATACTGAAGGAGAAACTAGATGAGCATGGACTTTCCTCACAAAGACAAAAAGTCTACGATAGCGTTGACTAAATAGAATTGACAGAGCGAGATTGTTCTGTCAATATACAAAAGCATATAACGTTCATACATCGAACATACGGAGAAAAACATATGTCAAACTTTGCGTCCCTCAAGAAGTCTTCTGGTTCCCTCGACCGCCTTTCTAAAGAAATCGAAAAGCTCAACTCATCTACTTCTAATGAGAAGAAGGGTGATGATCGCTTTTGGAAGCTAGATCGCGATAAGAGCGGTAACGGCTCTGCTGTTATTCGATTTCTTCCGCCTTCTGCGGTTGATGGTGAAGATTTCCTTCCTTGGGTGCGTGTCTTCAATCACGGCTTTCAAGGTCCTACGGGTAAGTGGTACATTGAAAACTCTCTGACTACTCTAGGTCAGAAGGACCCTGTCGGTGAATATAACACTGAGCTTTGGGGTGATAGAACGATTGAAGACCCTAACTATCGCGTTGAAGAGCGCAAGCAGGCTCGTAAGCAGAAGCGCAGGCTAAACTACATCAGCAACATCTATGTTGTTTCTGATCCCAAGCATCCTGAGAACGAGGGTAAGGTCTTTTTGTTCAAGTACGGCAAGAAGATTTTTGATAAGATCACTCTTCTCATGAACCCTGAGTTCGAAGGTGACGAGAAGGTCAATCCTTTCGATCTTTGGTCGGGTGCGAACTTCAAGATTCGCATTCGCACGGGCGATGGTGGTTATCCTAACTACGATCAGTCTATCTGGGATGCACCAAAGCCGCTTTCTTCTGACGACTCTGAGCTTGAGCGTATTTGGAATAAGCAGTATTCTCTGAGTGAGTTTACTGATCCTAAGAGCTTCAAGAGCTATGATGACCTCAAGAAGCGTCTCGAAGAGGTTCTTGGTGAACAGAGGGAAGACAACTGGATGAAGCCTGCTAAGGAGCCGGTTGCTAAGGTTACCGAGAAGCCTGTCTTCAACAAGCCTAAGACTGCTGAACAGTCAGCGCCTTTTGATCTCGATGAAGACGATCCTGAGCTTGAAGATTTCAAGCGTCTTGCACTTTAAGACTGAAAGAGGGGCATCAAGCCCCTCTTTTTTTATACCCCGTATGATCCGTAACTGAAATGATCACCCGTAGCATCTTGATCTTTCATACCATGTCTTTGAGCCATGGCGCGTCTGAAGCTAGGTGTCTTGAAAAGTTCTTCTGTAGCACCAGCCATTTCTTGATTCAATCTTGAAATCGTATTGTCTTCATTAACAGCGGCACTCAGGTTTGCTTGAGCCATATCTCGTGTTATTTTCTTCTGGTCTTCTTCTCTCTGACGATTATCGCTTTCTAATCGTTGACTACGAGGCTCTACGTCTTCTGCTCTGTTTTGCTCTCTCGTCTTGACTTCGACCTTACCCTCACCCAAAGAAGCCTGTTCTTTGTCGTTCATCGTAAACTGAGTTTTACCCGTTTCATCAACGACTGCCATATTGTCTCGTCTATCAATAGGCACAGCCATGTCAGTACGAGGCTGATCTAAAGGAACAGCATTCAGTTCCTTTGCGTCTGTTTGCATTTCACCGCCATATGCGAAACCGGGAACGGGTTGTGTTGATTCTTCAGCGGTCTGTGGTGCAGCAGCAACGGGGGAAACAGTTTCAGCAGGTCTCGCCGAAGCAGTTTCTTCTAGTGTCTTAAGATGTCTTGCTCTTAGATTTTCCATGTATGTTTCTGGATTAATCTTTCTATAAGCGCCTGTTCTTTCATCTAGCATTTCGGTCTCAACATGTAAGTGAGGCCCAGTCGATCTACCTGAACTACCAGACAAAGCGATGTTTCTACCTGCGGTAACTTCTTCTCCTTGCTGAACACTAAATTCTTTCAGATGTGCGTATCTAGTTCTTGTGCCATCAGGATGTTCTATTTCTACGGTCTTGCCATAACCGCCTCTGTTTCCTGCAAAGACAACTCTACCACCTTGAATAGAGCGAACATTAGTACCTTCTGGTACAGCATAATCGATACCATTATGCATTCTTGGATTGCCATGAATGGGGTCTCGTCTTACGCCGAAGCGACTGGATACTCGACCTTCTTCTACTGGTAAAGAAAAACCTGAAGAGCTTTTCGATTGTTCTACTGTTCTTTGCGGGTCTTTATTATAAATCTCATTGATCTGAGCAACACCTGCATTGACATCACCATTGCCCAACTTATCTAAGGCTCTATGAAAGTTTCTTTTCTGAGCATCGGTCATTCTACTGTATTCTTGAACAAGCTTATTGGCTAGACCGTCAGGAAGTCTAGGTATCTCACCTTCTTGTGAAGTAAATTCTGGTTGTGAAAGTATTCTATCAAGAGACGCACGATAGTTGTCTTTTCTAGCGATGTGTTCACCAGCGTTGATGTGACGACCTGCTATATCCCAACCGATATATGATGCCAATAGAGTTTCGGCATCTTTGTGTGAAATGTTAGGATTCGCTAAGAATGCTTGAGATGCTTTGTTGTACGAACCCATTTCTTTACGAACGAATCTAGCCTGTGCCTCTAGTGATGATTGACCGGGTTTGATATTACCTTTATCATCGATCATGCCTTCGTTCTGCATATGCTCTAAAAATGCACGTCTTCTAGATGGATCACCCCAACTCAACATACCCTGATTCGGTCTGCCGCGTACACCTGCGCCACCACCGGGTTCTGAGTGTGTTCCGAAGATGTGTCGTTCTTCAAAGTTATTTTCGCGACCTACTTCTGCTGTCAATGCTCTTGA